CAAGTCGAGTGGTATACCGTGCTTCTTTGAAATGATTTCAGCATAATCACTTATGATTTCATTGACACGCGCTTTTAATTCTTCGTCAAAAACACCGATAAGTTTATCGTACGAACTCATTGCTTACTTCTATCTTGTTCATATTTTTTAAATAGGTCTTCAACAGAATTCTGTTTTTCTGTGTTATTTTTCAATCTTGATTTCAAATCGGTTATTTTCCCAGATGTATCTAGGTTTCTTTTTTTACACTCCTCTACGAGTTCATCTTTTTTCATACCACTAAATGTAATTTCCTTCTTCTTAGGTGGTGCATGTTGATTAATAATTTCACCAAAGATTTCTTCTTTTACACTTTCAAACAATGGATCAAGTAAATCACAAACAGGATTCAAAAATTTATTGACAAAGTAATAGTGATAATCTACGGGTATATCATTTTCTTCGACGTATTTCGGATCTTCGGATTTTTCGAAGGCTCGTGCCTTTGGATCACCTGTTTTGGTGAGTAAATAAGGTACCCTATCACCTGTTTGTGGTTCTGAACCAGGTTTCCTATCTCTCATCTTATTGACAACCTGTACATGGGCTTGATTGATGTAAATACTATCGGAACTCGTTATAGAAACATTCTGTCCATTCACCTTATAAGAATCTGAGAGACCTTGGCTTAGAACTAGTTTATCATTTGGTATATCACCAGACAGGAGTTCTATAGCGCGTTCTCTCGCAAGTTCGAGAGGTGGTCCAGGATCACTCGATGTGAGAATTACATCTAATAGCTCCTTACAAACCTCCCTCACATGAGGTGTATTATCTCTACGAACAACTTGGAGACCCTTAATATCTATGTAATCCATATGCATATTGCCATCCTTACCTTGTGTCCATAATTTGGCGGCGTACCTTTTCTTAGAGTACAGGAAATAAGGCCAATACACCTTCTCAAGTTCCAGGTTATTGGGCTTCTTGAAGAGGGCACTACATTCCTCAGCTGCCTTTTCACCAATTTCCCAACTGTACTTTACAGCCTCCTCACCAGTTCGGTCACCCATATCAAATTCAACCATCACTGAATCTGTGTCTCCGTATCTCACTTTCGCACCTGGGAAGTTCGCCTCTACATAAGTCTTCGTTTCCTCAATCATTTCACGCCCTCTGCATGTCGTCGTAGAAGCGATCGGTACACACGGGAGAATACCTTTACCTGCACCTGTAAATCCGTACACAGAGTTCATAGATATTTTATAGGCTAACTGTTTACCGTTATACACTTCTTTCATAGCACCCGTCGCAGTCGCCATATCTTTCTTAGCTTTTTTACGAAACTGTTTGAGCTCCAATAAGATGGCAGGTAAAAGACTCGGGACGTCTTGTGCGAATTTATAGGTTCTATCACCTATATTAAATGTCTCGTAGGTCACCCCAGGTATATTCCCATATTCCCTTTCGTTCATAACATATGAAGAGTAACAGAGATTGTGTGCCATCATGATCGACGGATACAGTGCTTCAAAATCTAGGGCTGTAATTGGTGTGTAGTACGCACCCTTTTGTGCGTCGAGCACCGTCGCCCCCTCATACGGTTCTTCAGGTAACTGCCCGTATCGAATCGTTGGTACCATGAAGCCAAGCTCTCGCGCTTTCTTTGTCAATTGACTGAAAACTTTGATCTGCTGCCCGCGTTCTACGAGAAAACAAAGGGGTACCCATGTCGCTTTAGCCATCTCTAATAAGTTCAATAGAATGCATAGTTTTTTCATGAGTCGGTGTGGGAGTAATGTATCCTTAATACAATACTCTGCAACTTCACCAAGCTTTTTAGGGTTTTCCTCTGTATATCTAGCAAACATCTCCTTTGGAGACATGTCAATCTTTTGATCACCGAGGTATAGTTTTGACACATTGTTTAGACTATACGAATCGAGTTTGTACCCCTTCTTGACTTCATGGAATAAATCAAAAATAAACCGACCAGACATTGGGAGTAGCTTTAGTGTATTATCACCCAACGCACTTGAACTCAATTTTTTGATTGAGATTTCACATACCTGATCCTTCAATTTCCCGAGTTTGAAAAAGTTGGGGTTACACCCAACCAAATGAGCACGCGTATGAATATATTGGAAATCGAAGCCGAATATGTTCCACCCAGTTAAAATATCAATATCTTTTTTTTGTACATACGACTGAAAAGCTTCGAGCATCTCTCTTTCAGTATCAAAGCTTATAACATCAGTCCCCTCGGTTTTTTTATAACATAGACAAACCTTTTCGAATGGTTCATCTTCACCAAATTTACAAAGTGAAACGGCAATCTGAAAACACGCGTCACCAATAATATTTGCATTTGGAAATTTACCAGTGGAACTATTACATTCAATATCAAATGATGCAACTATAAATGGGGCAATATCATCTCGTTCAACGGGTTTGAGTGTATTCCATTTATTGCAGTATAGATCAATATCCACATTCGCAAGATATGAACGAACACATTGGTCACCCGTGTGTAACCAACCAGTCGATTGAATACCAGTTCTATGCATAAGGCGAAGTACAGGATCCAGGTTTGATTCATACACTTTCAGTTTTACCATCCCCGAGGAAATAGCTATAGCATTTTTCAAGAAATAATCAACGCGTCTCCTCATCGCTAAATTTACAAAATCAATTTTCATATACGCAAATTCTTGATTGTTTTGAAACCCCCAAACATCTTTAGCTTTCATCACTGAATACGATACGAGACATTCAGGACATTTTCGATTTATGACATCGAATATCTCCTGTGCCGTCTTTTGTGTAGCACCCTTTGGGAATTTAACAAAGAAATACGGGGTAAATGCGGTGGTAACACATACAGATTTACCTTCTTGAGTTTTTCCAAATATACTCACTAAATGCTCATCATCGACATCCCTCGCTTCCCAAGTCAATGCCTGAAAAATCACCATCCCTTATGTATATGTTGAGCCAAAATTTTAATATCGTTTATTAATAAATGTCAGCAGCTTTAATAGAGCTTGTGTCTGTAGGTGCCCAGGATGTGTACATCACTGGTAATCCTGAGGTTAGCTTTTTTCGTCAAAACTATAAGCGCCATACTAACTTCGCTATGAAGCCTGAACGTATGGATTACATCGGTACATTCGGTGCCAACAACGAGATTACCATCCCTATCCGTTCAAAGGGTGATCTCATGAGTTACATCTGGATCGAGGATACTAACATCGCCAACGTCCAAACGAACACTAACGGTCTGTTCTCCGCGGATGCGTCGGGTCCTACAGAATTCAGTCTATGGATCGGTGGTCAGAAGGTGTCTCAACTCGACTCCCTTTTCATTCAAGGTGTACACAACCCCCTTCTCCGTGATTCCGCGGCGAAGGCTTCGTGTGCCGTTACAACTAATAACAAGAAGGCGAACCACGGTGGTGATCACTACATGATTCCATTCTTCTTCGGTGAAGACTGGACCAAGTGCCTACCTCTCGTGGCCCTTCAATATCATGACGTGGAGATTCGCATCAAGTGCCGCGACGGTTACACAGCAGTGGGTAGCCCCCAGGTTTGGGGTAACTACATTTACCTGGATACCGATGAGCGTTCCTTTTTCGTGGACAACGATCACGAAATTCTGATCACCCAGACGCAACACCAATTGGCTAATAACACTGATACTGAGTTTGATCTCAGCTATTTCAACCACCCCGTCAAGTCTCTTCACCTCGTATCCGGTAAGGCGACTGGAAATGACTGGGACAGTGAATACACATTCGGTAAGTCTTCCCTCTACATTAACGGTGTAGCTCTATTTGAGGAAACTTCCGCATTGTATCACCACACAGTTGTACCCGAGATGCACAGTACCGATCTTCCCGATGATATCCTCGAGGATCTCCCCACATTCACATGGCCTTTCTGTGTGAACCTAAGCAAGACACAGCCCACTGGTACACTAAACTTTTCCCGAATTGATAACGCCAAGCTCACTGTAACATCACCCACTGGTGGTAACGGTCTTCACCGTGTGTACGCTGTAAACTACAACATTCTCCGCATCCAGAAGGGTATGGGGGGTGTGGCTTTTGGCAACTAAGTTGGAAACAAAAAAGTAAAATTTATGTAAAATGGTTAAATCTTCCTCACGACCCCGTAAAGCGTCCAAGTTCGTTATCGATCTTGGACCTGAAATTGACCGGGTCGTCAAGAAGAAAAATGCGAAAATTAAGAAACAGAAACGTATCATCAGGGCACTCGAGAACGATCCAAAAATCAAAAAGCACAAAGTGACCATCATCAGTCTACAGAACCGACTTTCGAATGCAGAGAAGCGTGCAGCTGAGTTTGAGAATGAGCTAAAGTGTTACAAGGTGAGTCGTGTGAGTATCACGAATAAGACAGTAGAGAACGCCTTTAAGAATTTACGAAATGGTCAGTCACTGTTTAAAATGAAAACACAGACGAAGAGGTTAATTGAGATGTCCGGTCGTTGGGAGGAAGCTCGGAAGATTCACGCACGAAAAATGTTATGTTAGCCTAAGTTGTTTATTTATTCTTATTATATATAACAATGGATCTTTATTATTGTAAAGCTTGTCAGAGGACCTATGATGGTCATGCACAGTGTTGTTTTGAGATGGAACATGTCAAAGTTAAAATCCCCGTAGATACTAAATGATACCAATCGTTTTGGTTGGTGGTCTCGCCGCTCTCACAGCGTACACTTATTTAGGTCAGAACCTCGTGTCCTCCAGGGAAGCCAAGAGACTCATTAAGGATGGTAAGATAAAGAGGGTTATCGATGTTCGAACTGCTCTAGAGTGGCGAGCCGGTCACTACCCTAGAGCCTTACACATCCCAGTGGATAAGATCAGTGAAAAGACAACTACGGAACTCCCTAGAAGGGGATTACTCGTCTATTGCAACACTGGGCAAAGGGCCAGATTTGCAGCAGAGAAATTAGAAGGTCTCGGGTTCAAGGATGTGTACTACATCGCGGGACTTTACACCAGTTTACTTTAGAATGTACTTAGTTTTTAACAATCTATCAAGTCTCAATTTTTCCTTATTCATGAAAATTGTCAGTTGCATAACTTCACCTTCCAAAGTCACTAGTCCATGTGTGGACTTTTGATACTTTGCTATTTGGTCAACCCTAACAAGATCAACCGGTGACATCTTTGTCTTTGGTACCTTACTATGGTAGACAGCAAGAACCGCAGCATCCCTTTTCGTCTCCCTTGGTAGTTGGTCTCCTTGATGACACACTACTACATGTGCACCTGGACATCCGGATACATGCATCCACCAGTGTTTGGGGTCACTCGTCATTGACAGTTCATCATTCTCTTTAGCAGATTCACCAACTCGGATAGTAATAGAGTCAATGGATTCATATATCTTCATATGAGTTAATAATACTAAAACTTTATCTTGAATAAATTTAATGCATGTCGTATTACAACCCAGTCCTTCTATTACCCACAAGTATAGAGTAACCTTACCAAATAAGAGAGCTATAGACTTTGGTCAGACAGGGGTCCAGTATTTCCCAGACCATCGTAATCCCCGTCTTATGCGCGCACAACTTCTTAGGAAAGGGGCTATCATTCCTAAGGAGCTGCGAATAGAGAGAGATCAGTATGAGATACAAAAGGGGATGTTGAAAATTAAAGAAAGTTCGGAAGACTTCTTCAGGGCCGAATATTGGGAGAGATGGGTATTACACACTTACCCTAATGTGGATAAGGCTAAATTGTATATGACTATGAGTCAAGGTATACTTTTCATGCCTACACCCGAAGACCTATGGTTTACTAATTGCCGGTAGACCCAAAACCACCTGAACCCCTATCAGTATCCTCGACGATACTAATCTCCTCAATGGGTGGCGTTTCACAACGCTCTAGAATGAGTTGTGCAATTCTATCACCCTTCTTGATTTCAAAGTCTTTCTCTCCATGGTTGAACAAGATAACTTTGATTTCACCTGTATAATCTGGGTCAATGACACCCGCACCAACATTGATGCAGTGCTTTGCGGCTAACCCCGAGCGGGGAGCTACACGACCGTATACACCTGGTGGAAGAACCACAGTTATTCCAGTTCCCACGATTGCTCTTCCAGCCTGGCTAGGAACCATGGCATCCTCGGAGCTATATAAATCATATCCCACAGAATGATCAGACCCACGAGTAGGCACAATAGCATCGTAACAGAGCTTCTTGACCCCGAGGGACATCTACTTATATCACGCCTCACATCCTTAAGTCTGTGAGCATCTGTAGTATCGTCTCATGACCCTTCAGTGTAGCGTTAAATAGTGGTGTCATACCTCTATATGACGCCTTGTTGGTGTCCGCACCCGCCTCAATCAGTATCCCCACCGTTGTCTCGTGACCGTATTCAATGGCTAGTAACAACGGTGTCCACCCAATATCATCAGTCTTGTTAATATCCACATTCGATGCGATTAGAGCCTTCACTACCCCATCATGACCATTTTGGGCGGACATATGTAGTGGTGTCGAACCATTATGATTACACATATTGATGTCAGCACCCGCCTCGATCAATGCTAGTACATCTTGCATATGACCGAATTGGGCGGCGATTAATATACCTAATTGCATCATATTTATAATACGTCTAACATCCTTAAGTTGATGGTTGACCAAATCTAGGAGATATTCGTTCCTTCATTACAAATTGTAATATCTCATACTTACTTCGCGTACTTCTTCTTCTCGTCGTCGGTGAGAGCTCTCCACATCTCCCCTAGTTTTTTACCAGTGTCGGTAAATGTGATGTCAGGGTTCTCCTTGGTAATCTCGGGTCGCGTCTTCTTGCAAAACATCATGTACGCATTGGGTGCACGCTTGGGTTTAGCTTTTTCGTCTTTAGTCATTCTAATTATGGATTAGATTTAAATCTTAAAGCTGGGTTCTTCTTCGAATAGGTGAGGGCACAAATACCACAACTGAAAATATTTATGAAATACTGACACCCAAGAATATGTAATTTCGTGTACATACTCTCATATGCATAAAAAGAGGACAAATACAATGTCATACACGACTCATACCCCACCCGAATCAATAGATTTGATGCGTGATACATATCATTTATTGTGGGATATATGAAACTCGTTCTAGGTGTAAGTCTTCGAATAGTGAGTAGAGATGTATCAATTTCAACTATACCCACGAGACCAACAATAAAAGCCTCTTCGGGATACATGAGGGGTCTAAGAAGAGCTAAAAGACATACTAAATGGTGAAGTATGATTAACTTTCTAAATGTATGCACAATCCTAGGCTGGAGAATTATCCACATGAGGTCATAAGACATATAGGTGGTGAGCGCATGCGTCAAAAACATAGGGTATACGGTGTATCCAAACAATGTCTCAGCTAGACATAACACAGAGAATGGTGCGAGAAACGTTAATGATGCCACATCATGAATAAGAATGGCTTGGTCCTTATTCATATTGTGATTAGTCAATATTCTTTTTTTATAATTTTTGCACTCAAAGGGTTTCGAACCCCTGACCTCAAGCTTACTAAGCTTGCGCTCTACCACTGAGCTATGAATGCGTGTCACCCCCCACGCTGATTAGTATACACATTAAATCTTTAAGCATTTGGATTTTGGTTCAAATGCTATATTTTCCTCGAGTTCTTTACGTTGTTTCATCTTCTTGATATCAGCACCTTGGCAATCATGTCTGGCCAACTGAATACAACTCGGACAAAAACTTCCTTCACAGTATTTACAATCGATTGGGACACCACATTTTTTCCGACAACGTTGGCATGGCATTGCTATACTTAATTGAGATAAAGATTTTAACAGTGTTTAGTAAAGAATATGTCACTCACTTACGCCTTCAGTAAGCCAATCCCACCTAAACTGTCCGAATATAAACACCTTAAAAAGACACTAAAAACTTCTACAGCTGGATATGGTTCCGCTTTGAGTGCATCTTATTTTATTGCTCAGGGTGCCGAACAAGGTGTATCCGCTGCTTTAGGTGCAATCGCATCATATGCGTATATATGTCTTCTATCCGAACGAGTAGATAATTTTGAAAAGTCGACAATTCAGAAGGAGTTTTTAGCACCTTTAGGTGCGGCTGCTTTTGAAGTGTCGTGGAATAATGCACCCTTCGCATTTGATTTTGATTATGGAGCCACATTCCTCGGCTTTTTAGCTTATAAATTCGCCCTCACCACAGTTCTATACGAGACTGTCAGGGGTATGTTAATCAGCGATAGTGAATCTTTCTACGACACAGAGGAGAAGAATTACACTGACCCCAATGATTGGACTGATGAAATCTTTGTTAAATTCAACGCAGACGAGCCAATTCACGAGCCACCCGAACAACGCGACGGGGTGAATGCTGATTGAGAACCATGCGTTGAAGCTTGGAACGGTTCTCATATGAGAGACCCTTCATCGCACCAATACGTTTATTGGCTTCCTCCTTGGTGAGAGGCATAGCCTTCTTGGAAGGTTTGGGCATGGGCATGACAGCCACAATAACCTTACGTGTAGGGGTTACGACCCGGTTGGTGACCATAGTCTTCATGAAGTTCATGGCAACCTTCCTGTCGAAAGCCTTCTTCTCAACCCGCTTCTTGGTAGCCACCCGCTTCTTAGCAGCCTGGGGGTAGAGCTTCGCGAGGGGGACATTGTTCATACCATCATTGCTGGCCTTGGCTTTAGCCTTGATGGAACCACATAACTGCTTGACAGTTTTCTTTCCGGCGTTGGGAACACCGTACTTTTTCGCAACCTTCACCACATCTTCCTTCTTGTGGAGACGGCACTTACGCTTACCGAGTTTGAGATCACCCGCCTTGTCCACAGATACGAGTACTGGAGTCATTGTTTAGTATATACTGAGAAAATGTTTAAAGGAGAGTTTCGACTTCTTTATATATGAGCTGGTGTTGCAGTAAGAGAGCTTTGTCAGGTGTCGACGATTCAATTCCAATTTTCAGTCTATCCGGTTATAATGGGTATGCTAGAATAACGAGTGTGTATGACGGTGACACATTTAATGCAATTATCATGAAGCATGGACGCGTTCTAAAATTCAAGTTTCGCACACTTGGGTACGATTCAGCAGAGATGAAACCCAGTCTTGCTATGGACGAACGAACCGAGCATATTTACTTAGCTAAACTTGCGCGAGACATGTTTAAACAAGAATGTGGTTTCGATGATCGCGTGGTCCCCCAATTATGGAACCCATTCATGTGTAAAAATAAAGTAAACGGGTGGATATGGATTGAATGTGGTAAAAATGATAAGTATGGTCGCCCTCTCGTGACCGTATATCGAAGAAGAGGGGATAAAATATCTGTGAATCAAAAGATGATAGCATCAGGGATTGTAAATGTCTATGATGGTAAAAAGAAGGGGGTGTTTGAATTAAAAATGTGATATCTTATTAATAAATTGTTCGTGTAAGTCTATTTACTCTCTCAAATCAGGCGCCGACCAACATGGATTTAGTTGAGTTCTTCGAGTCTCTTCATTTTTCCAGTGGTAATGTATTCATCAATCTTGGAGCAAATTGAAGGACCAAAACCCTTGATGTGTTTGACATCGTCGCCACATGTCACGTCAAAGGTAAGGTTGCGAAGTTTATCCGCTGCATTCCAGTAGGCTTCAGATTTGTATTTTGTTGCCACGTGGTTGCCAAGTCTGAGGAAACATTTAGCGAGTGTCGCGTTATTGAAGTTGAGGTAATCGTCAATCTTCTTAGCGATAGACTTTCCAATACCTGGAAACTTTATAGCCTCCTTACCACTGGTGATCACATGAGAAAGATTGTAGATGGTATCACCAGCCTTGGTGTATACGTCGCACTTGAACTTGTCTTCAGCCTTCTCAGCACATTTATAGAGCATTCCAGCGAGTCCAGCATTTTGGGAGATAAAGTACCCACTGTCAGTTGAACTACCATCTTCAGAGCAATCATCTTCGTCGTCAGATTCCTCAGACTCATCGCCATTGGATGCGATAGACTCAGAGTCGGAGCTTTCAGACTCTTCATAGTCTGAGTCCAATTCATCGAGATACTCGTTAATCTTTGCTGCGATTCCACTACCAATGCCATTGAGATGCATTAAACTCTCACCACTTTCAACCGGGTAAGATAGGTCAGCGACAGTGTTTGCAGCATTTTGGTAAGCACCCGTCTTGTGGAAATCAGAAGTCATCCTCCCGAGTTCAGTTAGACGCTCAACAATACCGACGTTTGCAAGGCGTTTGGAGTATGGGGTCTTAACCGGAACACGTGCAGTTGTGTCAAAGAGAGACCGGTTCTTGTACTTGAGGTCATTGAGCTCATTGAGA